CGGAACAGATAGAATTAAAAGTAGAATACGAATTTATGGAGAAAGACGATGTTTAAAGAACTGTGCGCAACATTACTTATACTATGCAATCCAATGTTAGATGGATTTGATTTTAGTTATGATATAAATCCAAGAGACGAATTTGTTCAAGGCATTGCTGAATGTACTGTATTAAATAATTCTTTTGTTAATCCAGAGCATAGAGTTATAATTGTTATAAGTGTAGCGCAAGCTATATTAGAATCTGATTGGGGGCAATCTAGATTTGCAACAGAGGCAAATAATTACTACGGAATTATACAAACAGATAGAACAGAACCTCATATTAAATCATTAAATAGTGATGTGTTATTAAGAATGTATGGCAACAGATGTGAAAGTGTTGCTGATTATATTGAGTTACTAAATACTTCTAGTGCATTCAAAGAATACAGAGAAATACGTGTAAAACAATCTATGTTGGATAATGTAGAAGTTGGTGTAGTAATTGAAAGTTTAAAAAATTATGCGATAGATCCGCAGTATACACAAAAACTATTAATGGTAACTTTAGGTTTATTCCAAAAATATCCTCATATTTTTAAGTCAAATGAGATATGGGAATACTACAAAAATAATAAAAAAGCCTAGTTATTCCTTGACATTTTTGTATAATCCCATATGTATGGCTTTGTATGAATGAACATACCATATATAGGAGAAAGAAATGACTGATATTACAAGATATAAGTCTGTCGCTATCAATATAGATACGTATAAAAGAGCCAAGGTAACAGCAGACGAAAATTATATGTCTATTGCTTCGTTTTTACGTTATTTAATTGATAAAGAAGAAGAAAAACCAACTTTAAAAGGAGAACGAATCAATGTCCGATGAGAGTGAAAAACGAATTAAAGTAGCATTATACACCGCTGTTATGCACAAACTTAATGGAGAGTTATCCGAACTAGAAGCTAAAGAAATTTTATTAGTAAATAGTCCTACTTATATTACCAGTAAAGATTTTGACCACGCTAATCATATAGAAGAATTAAAAGATATTATTATGGAAAAGGTAGATGTTAAACACGCTTTAGCAGATGTTAAAGCATTATTTAATCAATCTAATATTCCTCCTGTAGATAATGCAAAGAAAAAAAATAGTTAGTGGAGTTAGTAAATTCCAAGCCCCTCACCCCACTTCCGGGGAAACTATAAACCGCGTTAGAGTACACTACACAGATGGTTCTATGAAAGAATTTGACGCGATAGAGTGGGATATGATGGTTCACGAAGGAAAAAAGTTGTGGAAACAACACGAAAAAGAACTATTAAAAAATCCGGAGAGATTTGATGGCTAAAACAGAAGAGTTACAAATCGCATTTGATATATACCAACCCTTTGGACCAAGTATATTAAAAACTAAACTACCTCAACTGTACGTTGATGCACTTAATGCGCAAGCAGATGGTGTATTAGCTGATGAAAAGGTTAGTAAAGAACGTGACTGGAGTCATAATCTTGCCGGCAATGTTAAAAAAGAAATAAGCATTGACCACGGAGCAATAGAAGGTTTACCAGAATTTCTTGCAACAATATCGCAAGAATATACGAAACGAATACTCCCCGATTTTCTTCCAGAAGGGACAAAAATAGCGTTTCGTGTTTGGGCCGTCAGTCAGTGGGCTGGTGATTTTAATCCGATACACATTCACGACTCTAATTTATCGGGTGTATGTTTTTTGAAAATACCTCCCAAGTTTGAAGAAGAGTATGCAAAAGAAGATCATCATCCTACTGCCGGCTGTCTAGAGTTTATAGGATCAATACCAAATCATTTTGCAAGACATAGTTTCTTAGCAAAACCAGAGGTAGGAGACTTTTATATCTTCCCTAGTTGGCTAACACATCAAGTATATCCATTTAGAAGTGAAGGAGAACGTCGTTCTATGGCTTTTAATGTGCATTTTACATCAGACAAAATAATAAAAGGAATAGATGGTTGAGGAAACAAAATACGATAAACAAGCAAAGAATTTACGTTACCGGTTTGACAAAGATGGCTTTAAACAGGCGAGATGGGAGCAGTTAGGCTTAAAAGAAAAAGATTATTGGCGCAGTAGAGTTCAACAATGGAGTCAAGATAGGAGTATTCATGCAAAAGCGAGAGTTTAAAGATGCAATGATAGAGATGTCAGACAATGTATCACGTCGTATTCGTGATTATTCTGATGAAATCATCTTAAAATACAAGACAGAGGATGGTAAAGTACTAGATGGGACCGATCTTAACGGCGCCCGGACAATCTTATATGTTATTTTAAATAAGTTATTAGAGGATTTTGAACCAAAAGATAATACATACGAGAAAATAGAGAAGGAGATTTGTGATCTTTTTGAGATTTCTTATGAGAGTCGGACATATGAGGAAGAAGAGTTAAGCTGAACACGTTAAACACTCATCGTCTTCGTCATAGTTTGTTACAAACATTTCTTTAGGAGTCGCTTTATATTCGACAGGTGCCTCAGTCGTACCGCATTCACACAGTTTTTGTTTTTCTAATTTTTCTATTTTATCTGTTAAGTATACGATAACACTTTGCATTTCTTCCGCCGTCATAGTCTCTCCTTTGTTTTGAGGGTAAGCTTCTAGCTATACACTAAAACACTATATCAAAGCAACCTTTTTATTTTTTAGATACTTTTTCTCCTATGGCATAAACCATAAGAGCAATGAAAGCCAATAACAGTATAATTGCAACCATCCCCGTTAGTATAAGTATAATCATTTCTTCTTCTCTTTCTCTATTTGTTTTTTCTCGTCCTTGTTTAATTTCATCCATCTAAGTCTCGGGCCGTGATAAAATGCTTTGCATTTATTTCCTAACCAGTCGCGCATCCAATACCATTGTGAATAAAAAGGCATATAGTCCTCCCATCTTTTTTGTTTCTTTATTTTTTCCTTCTCTTTCCGTTCTCTTTTTTGCCGAACGGATTCCTTGTAGCTCATATTTAATAGCTCCTGTTCCTTCTTCATGCGGTCATAGAAGTCATCAACCAAGTGCTGCCATCTCCGAACTCATGCCCGCTGCTCTTTCGGGTGTTTGTTTTGCCCATTTACTATCAAGCATTTCGATCGCCGCCGTCTGGTAATCGGGTACCTTTAATGCTTTTAACATATTCTTAAATTTGCTTACCCCTGTTTCTCCTAGCTGAAACACCATCTCTACGATGATCTCTTTTGCGAGGTCATCTAGTACCGGGCACTCCACTAAAACCCTGTCAGCGCCTTTTATAGCGGTTTGTAGATCGTGTTTGAGGATGGTCATGAGGAATTTCTCTTCATATTCCTTATTATCCTCCCAAAAGTCCTCCACACACAAATGACCAACGCCAACGGTCCTCTTACCTAAGGTATCTAAGTAGACCTTGTTTCTGTAGCCTTCGTGCTTTTTAACTGATTGTAATAATCTTGACATTTCCATGTTTATCTTTCCTTTTTTTAAATGGTGATTTTGTATGCCGGGGGTTATGTTTGTTACCCGACAGACCTTGTGAAGCAAAATTAAGGTCAGCATTTATGCCAATTTTTTGACCTTTTGATGCTTTTGTTCTGATCGGTTGATATGCCGATACTCCTAAATCTTTATGTTTACTACTACTGCTCATGCATTCTCCTTTTTCGTATAACTTATGTCAAGGTACGCGATTGATTTCACCCACCCTGTCGGTATCGCGATATGACGACCGCCGTCTTGTTCCGCGTCGTATTTTGAGTAATCCCCCATGATCACTATTTTTGTATCATTGTGTGTTACCATCCAACCCATTGAATGACACGTTGCCAGTGGTTCTTTTTGTACGTCAGTGACACTATGCCAACCTGTTTGACCATCTTTGGCATCGTACCACGTAACAAGGACCATTGGGTATTTAATCATTAAATTGGATCATAAATAATTGGTCTTTCATAAAAAGGGTCATTAATATCACGCCATATGTCAATATTAACTTCTCCGTGCTTATCAACAAACTCTTGTAGTTTCATATCCATCGCGTCGTCTTGCATTTCCATAACCCAATCTTTAAATCTACCCATTTCTTTCTCCTGTTGTTATTACGTTTCCAAATAGAAGGGTGTATACTCTCCCATGTGTGATCCCGCAATGTTATAGTCGAAAAATTCGACTGCTTCCTCATAGGTCATGTCATCACGAACTGTGAGAATTTCTAAAATTGATTCCATTTCGTACACTACTCTTGTTCTCTCTCCGTCCCATATGACGCCAGAAATAGCGGCATCGAAACCATCGGCAAATAATATATTGGGTTCATCATCGCCATATAAATCTTCTATATCTTTTCGGTTCATGGGTTCTTAGTACCATAATTTTGGGACACGGACAATGGACAAATTGTCTCATAGCACTTCCTTTTGTATTTCAAATTTAAAACTAATATTATCCTCATGGACAGTTTCATAAGGTGTATAATCACCCGAATAAATTAATTCTCTAGCTTCTTTTTCATCTTTTGCTTCGATATTAATATAAGTATCACAGCAAATATGAGTTTCTGTTATTTTGTATAGTGGCATATAATCCTTTCTTTTTTATGTGTTAAGTCTCTCCTGGGAGAGACTTAATATGAATTCAACCTTTTCAAAAACTAATTTCTTAATAAGATTTATGTCAGTTACATTTTTAATTTGATCATGAGGAATATTGATTGTGTTTGTTTTTTTATTATAGGTAAAATTTACAATCTCCCCATTTAAGTTTCTTTCTGTCTCTTTATACTTTTTTAATTTTACATAATCTTTAAGTATATTTTTCATATTTAATCCTTTCTGTTTATCCCTTATTATCCCATAGATATATTAGTGTCAAGGGGAAAGTTACTTATG